AAGCCCCACCGACACCCAGCACAGTACCACCCGACCAATAATAGTCGCAATAGTGAATACTTTCGCCGCCGCCGAGTTCCGTTGCGTAACCGAGCAAAGGGAATTTATCGAATTGCTCAACCTTCTTTATATAGCCGCTTCCCGTATTTCTATCGCCCATATAGACATACGGAGGATTCGTGTCCTCGCTCTTATACTTCGTAGGGTCAAGGCAAATATAGACTTTATTCCCCGAAAAGGTTATACCGTCAACCCACTTCCACACATTACCCCAAGGATTTTCAATTCCTCTATACTTGCAAGCGTGGTGTCCGTCCGTGTTGCAAGCGGTATCGCCCTCTTCGTGATTTGTGTTCCAAGACCCGGAGGGAGTCTTTACATTGTCGGTATGCCCCGTTTGAAGCGCCGCCGAGTTTCCGTCCGTCCAGCCTCTCATAATGGATTGACTATTCGTAGTCGCAAACTCAATGAGGAACAATTCTTTGATGATAGCGTCAATGAGGAAGTCATATTGTTGATACCCCTCGCCTTGTGCCTTGCAAGCCGTTCTCATTTGCGGAAGTGTGATATTAACAAGGCAAGTCTTTCCGCTCTTCGATTCCGCCTTTGTCGAACTTCCGCTTGCCTCATATTTGCCGACCAAAACATAGTCAATCTCGTTGCCTTTTCCGTCCACGAAAAGCGTAGAGAAGCCCTCATAGCGGAAGCCCGATATTTGGTGTTTGTAAGTGCCGTTTGCGTTTTTCGTGATTTTGGAATAGAACTTGGGAATGTAGATGAATACATTGCCAGCCTCGTCAACCACTTCGTGCATATCGCTCCAAGGGAAGCACTTGTCGAAGTCGCTTTTGATTTCGCTTGCGCCCTTCGTGAAGGTCATTCCCTCGGCGGCGTCCGTTCTCGTGAGCGAAGGGCTTGATTGTCCTACCCCGTCCACTCCGTAGATTCTTGCTTTTTCCAATACCATAGTTTTTTATCCTCCTATTAAATGTTTAATGATTTCTCTATTTTTGCAAGACGCTTGTCAAGAGGACTTCCCTTGATTACACCCCTTGTCTTTTCCGATTCCAGAGCATAGCCAACCGCTTTCGCTTCTTCTATCTCCGCTTGAAGGTCGGTCTTGACCTTTGCCACTTTTGAATCCGTCTCTCCCTTTTCGTATGCCCCTATATCGGAAGCGGAGAGGGTTATATCGGAAGATAAAGGTTTTCCGTTTATCTTTCTGCTATTTGCCACAAGACCGCTTATGAGACTTGTAATATCGATAGGGATTTTGTTGCCGTTTTTAAGGGTCAATGTCAGCACACCGTTATCATAAGAGCCATTCATAACGAGGCTTTCCACGGGGAAGTCTACCGAATCCTCTACAAGCGTCTCCCCCTTGGGATTTGTGAGTTTTACGGAGAGAATATAATTATCATCGAGAGAGACTTGCAAGCCCGTAGGACGCTTTTTTAAGGCTCGGTCAATAGAGCCTCCACCGATAAAGTTTCTCGCCCCTTCTGCCTCTTGTGCGTAGAACGCTCCGAAGCCATATACCCCGGCAATATCAATCTCGTTGCGGATTGAAGAGACGTCTTGATTCGTGAGGTCGATTCGCCTATCCATTCTCGCCACTTGCTCGTTGAAGGTAGTCTCATTGACAAGCCCAGAGATGAGGTCGGATATATCCACCGCAAGAGGCTCTTCTTCGCCTTTGACTTTGAGATAGACCGTGCCTTCATCGTACCACGCTCCAATAATCATAGTTTCGAGAGGAAGGTCAACGCTTTTTGAGTCAAGCACCTTGCCCTCAAAGTTTTTGAGTTCAAGCGTGATAATGAAAGTGGTCGGGTCTATGGAATACTCGATATAAGCCGCCCTCTTTGCTAACTCGTCATACACCAACTTTTTCGGAGTGGCGTCATCGTCAGCCGTAGGATTCCCTACCCCCATTCTTCCACCAGAACGATATTCGGCTATCTTGCCCTCGGAAGGCTCGGAAGTGATTTCCTTTGTGAGTTGCGCTCCGGTAGGACTTATCACATAAGCCCTTGTGAGTTTATTCTCTCCCACGACCTTATTGAGTTTGTTTGTTTCGAGAGCCGTTACTCGCTCGGCGTTACTCGTGATTGTATCATAGCCGTAGACGGTGAAGCCGCTTAAAGCGTCTTTGTACTTTGCAAGAAGTTCCTTGGGAACGGCGAAGGTCGTGCTTCCTTGGAAAGCCCCTTCCTCTATGTTGTAGTCCTTTGTGATGAGGACGGTAGAAAGATTGACGAAAGCCCCACTTGCAACCGCCACAACGGGATATTTGTTGCCTTCGAGAAGAACTTCCGAGGGAAGTTCAATCTTGTCGCTATTGCCCTCGTAGCCCGTTATAGTGAACTCGTTATCCGCAAAAGTGAAGATGAATCCGTTTGTGCTATGATAGAACTCGCCGCCTATACTGCTTATGGTATCGTAGCCCGTTGAGGTTTGTCCGAGGATTTCGTTCACCTCTTCTACCACACGGTCAACCTCGGCTATTGCCGATTGAGATATATCTACTATCGGTTGCCAAAAGGCTCTTCGTATATCGTCTGCCTTGTAGCCCGAATCCGTTGGGTTGTTCGGCAATGTGTAGGCGGATTTTCTTCGTATCGCCGCCTTGGTCTCGGCGCTAACTTTTTTAATCTTTGCCATGCTATTCCACTCCTTTATTTGATTTATTGATTTTGTATAGCACGGTGAAGGTGTTCACTATGCAATCGCTATCGTTATCCGAAACGAAGCGGAAGATGATGAAGTTGAAGTTCCTCTCCTTGCACTTCACGGAATAACTATTTGCGAAGCCCGTCTCGAATGAGAAATTCTCGAATGAGAAGTTATCGAATGAGAAAACATTGATACCTTTTGCATTGATGAGTTTGTTTACGCTTCTCGTCTCATACCCGAAGGAAAGTTTTCCGTTTATCTCTGGGTTGGTCGATATTGTCATCTTCAAAAGGGTCTTGCTCGACTCATTCGTTCCGAGGTCGAAGATAGGAGTGTACCACTCGGCAACCACATTCTCTCTATGTGTTACCTTCGCCGTGATAGAGGTTGGAAGTGAGCCGTTGTAGTTCGTTAAGGTAAGCACTTCACCCGATTTATACTCTTTGAGTTGGAAGGTAGATTCGGTGATATTCGAGAGGTAAAGAGTTTTTTGCGAGATATACTTGCAAAGCCTAAATCCCTCGCCTTTTATCTCCACCTCATTCCCCTCGTCATCGATGAGACCGAAGCAGCAAGCGCCTTTGTCTATCTCGTGGAAGAGATATTTTGTGTTGAGACTCAATCCGCTCCCTTCCACATTGTCGGCATAGACCTCCGTTCCTTCGGTGAGGTTGACTATCTCTTCTTCGGTTACATAGATTTTATTATCCTTGACCGTGAAATCCCTTAATGCGAGAGCATATATCCCACTCGTAGAGAATGTGATTATATCGTTCTCGGCAAGGTCAACTCTTATGTGAGAGTTATAGGTGATTCGGTTATTGAGCAAATCCAAAGAGAGGTCTCCCGGTTGGCTCGTCTGGTGAGTTCTGTCGGTGTATTCGTTATCAAAAACGCATACTTGCCCGTCTCTCGTTCCGAAGCAAAGTTCATTGTCTACGATAGCCCACACCCTAACCGGGATATTCGTCCAATACCACCATTCGTAATTGTAAGACCCGTCTATATCGTCCTCGCTCGTATATTTGAATCGAGAATCCGCAATATAGCAAACGTCATCGAGCGAGAGGTAATAACGATTTTTATATACAATCCCAACCGCTTCCGAGAGGTTTTCGTGCCTCGTCAGTTTTTCGTTGATAGAACGGCTTCGCTCCCTTGCATATCTTTCCGTTGTTGCCACATTCTCGGCAAGCACGATTCCGAAAACGCCGTTTCGGGAAAGAATGATATTATCCCCTCCGAAGTTCACGCAAGCATAACGACTCATAATTCCTTCGCCTATGCTACCGGCGGAAGTGGGGAAAATACCCCTTATCGAATCGATATTCCCGGCGGAGTCATATTCCTTGGAATAAGTTCCCGTCCGATAGAAAATACTTGCCTCTTGGCTATTCTCTTGCTTGTAAATAACAAGCGTACTATCCGAAAGCCTTGCATACCCACCTATCGCCACACTATCGCTACCCATTGAAGCGGTGTTGAGGTCTCCAAAGTAGGTGTAATCGTCCATTTCGGAATGGAAGTCAATATTTGGATAATTGGGATTGCCGCTCAAAAATAGCCTATCGGTGTTACCGTCTACACCGAATAAAATTCCGAATTGACATTGAGTAATTCTTTCCGCATATCCCTCCACCGCACACTCGAAAGTTACGGTTATATTGTCTCTGCCTTCCATTTGAGGAGTGGAATCAAGCGTGAGTGTAATTTGACCCGTTGCGTAGTTTACGCTTCCACACTCTTCGGCAACCACCCCTTCATCGTCTCGCTTTGTCTTGAAGAGTTTCGTTTTATCGGAGGAATTATTTTCTATCGTGTATGTAACGGAAGAGCCTCCCTCCATTGTTTCAAGCACGATGAGCAAATCGCTTCCTTCGTCCACCTTGCCGGAATCAAGCGTCCAAGTGAGAGAGGTCTCTCCTTCTTTGAAGGCTCTCCCGAGGAGTTGATTTTTTCTCAAAGACGAAAGCAGATTGACGTCATCGAGATTCCCTCTCGTATCGTCCGAGACGGAATCATCATCGATAGAGATTGTAGTAGTGGGTATGTAGGTGTCCTCGTTATTGACTACCCTCCGAAGTTCGTAGGTCTCGCCCTCGTTCCACGACCCCCAAACCAGATAGTCTCCGCAACCGATAATATAGCACTTGCCTTGATTGACGAAGGCTTGGCTTCTCGTATTTGTCAATACCGAAGGGTCTACTTTTGCCGGGGAATATGTAGATGAAAGCGTTATATCCTCATAGGAGTATTGGCCTTTTTCCTTCGTGATTTTATATATCCTCTTCCCAGCGTGAACGAGCAAATCTTTTCGATTGCCCTTGATAAATTGAAAAATCCCATTGATAGGTTGAGCGTTGCCGTTTTCGTCCTCAATTCGGAAGAGTTCGTTCCAACCATTCCTCTTCCTATTCACCCCATATTCGTTGATGAAGTTTTGCATATTGGAGGCTCTATTCGAGTGTACCCTCAAAGGAGAACTTGAAAAGTCCACACCCTTGAAATTTTCAAGCGTGAGTTGCTTTCTTTCTTTGAGTTGTATATGGCTACTTGCTCTCATCTTAAATCTCCGTTTGGGATAACTTCGTGAATACTTTCCCCGAATGGGATTGTTTCGTTTGAATTACTTGCTCCATTGCCATTTCAAACCAATTCCTTGCTTCGTTGGCTTCGTCTGGCTCATCGTCTCGGAAAAGGTCTCCCTTGACGAAGTATGGAATGTGCGTTGCTATTTTGTCGGGAATGTCAAGTTCCGTATTGTCATCGGTCTCGGAAGTTACTCTCGGAATCGAGGGATAATATAAAACCGTGTAGGTTGTATCTTCATCGAGCAACGGAAGCACAAGCACATTGCCCTCCATACGGAACTCCGCATTTCCCTCGTACTCTTCCCTTCTCTCGCATACAAGCCTATCAATATCGCAAAAATCCTCTATGAGCGTGGCGAGGTCAAAGCGAATGTATGAATCGCTTGCAAGCCCTTCGGAAGCGTTCAAAGTGTATGCCTTGATAGGAAGCACTCTTTTCTCTTCCAAGACCGAGAAGCACCGATTTATAGCCCCCGGCATATTGACGAGATAACTACCGTAATTCTCATCTCGAAGGGCATTATCGAGTTCGTCAATCGATAAGTCCGTGTGTGTACTCACAAACATTATCTTCAACGATTCGACCTTAATATCTCCAAGTTTCATAATCGTCTCCTTGTAGCAATTTGACGGAGTTGCACCGCCTATACTCTTAATTGCATAAAGAGCCTACCTATACGATAGGCTCTTGTGTTTTTATACGAGCGCCGCAACGCCGATTTTGGGAGTACCGGGAGAGACCACAACGATTTTTCCCTTGTTCTCGCCCGACACATTTTTGAATCTGCCGCTTTCGAGTTTCAAGAGGCTCGTTCCCACCGGCACGGTGAGGTTGAGGTCTGCCACGCCTTGAATACTGTTGCCAGCCTTGACGGTGAGCGTAGTTGCCGCCGTTGCGACCACAACGAGAACGATTTTATCGTCTCTTTCCGTAAATTCCACCGCCTTTTCGGTATCGGCGGTAAGCGCTTCGAGTTCCACGGTTGCGAGTTCGTTTCTCATTTTAAGTTCCATATTCCTTGTCCTCCTTATGCGTATTTGACGTTGATATTGATGATTTCTTTCGGACGGACTACCTTGGCGTCAAACAAGATAAAGCCCTTCACGGCGTCTGCGAACTTCTTCTCCGGGCGGTATGCCTCGGTGTGGGTGAGAGGTTTCGCAAAGGCAATCGCCCTTTGAGTACGAATCATAATGTTGTCCGTAGCGCCCGAATCCGTTTTGTGGACGTTGTTCGACATTTTGACGATGACCTTGCCGTACATACCCACCTTGCCGTTTTTGAGAATCTCGCTGTTGTTCGTGTCCTCGAAGCGATATGCCTTTTTGAGAATCGTATAGAATCTCGGAGATACCGTAACAACGATTTTCGTAGACTCTTTGACGTCATTCTCGAAGAGTTTTTGAATGGCGAGGTCAAGCACGTCAAGGACGTATGCTTCGCCGGAGGCGGCGGTCTCTTTCGCCACAACCTTCGGGGCGGCGGTATAAAGCGAAGCAACGGACGAATCCTTTGCGAAACTTGCGATATAGGTGTCAACCTCGTTTGCAAGCCCCTCACTCGTCTCGGCTTCGAGTGCGTCCATAATTCCGTCAACCGCTTGCGCCTTGTCAATATCTCCTACGAGATAGTTGAAGTAGGCGATTTGGTTGATATACATAATCACGGACGTATCTTCGATTTCCTCCGGGCTTTCGATGTCCTTGTTGCGGCTTGCCTTTGCAATCCTCTTAATCGTAGGCTTGCCTACGCCGAGAATCGTTACGGATTCGCCTTGCTTTTTGACCTTGCCTTCATATTTGCGGTTGCAATCCTCCGCAAAAACGCAAAGTCTTTCGAGTTCTCTGTTGATACCCTCCGACCATACGGAAGGAATAAAATTTTGGTATGCCATAATAGAATTATCCTCCTTCTTTGTTTATTTTGTTTATTTCCACTTTCGCATACTTGCCCTAATCTTGTCATAGTTCTTGGAGACTTCCTCTTGGGTCATCTTTTGAACTTGCTCTTTCGTGAAGAAGCCACTATCCGCTCCGTTAGGGCTGGATAGAGCGCCGGGTGAAGCCTTTGAGTTGGCGAGAGTCTGTTTTGCAATTTGTCTCGCCTTCTTCTCGTATTCCGCCACCAAACTCACAAATCCCTCATAGATTTCCGAGAGTGGAAGCGTTCCCACTTTTCCGCTTGCGAATGATTGGAATTGTTTGTCTTTGAGGAGGGTGTTTATATCGACCTCCGGGTGTTTGGTGGCAAAGTCATCATAGTCCTTGCGATACCATTCCTTTTCGGTCTCCTCCTTCGTTTGTTCGGCAATCCTTTCCTTCTCTTTTGCTTTGTGGAACTTCGAGAAGTCTGCCAAAGGGTCTCCGCCCTTGGACTCGATTTCCTTCATCGTCAAGTATTCTTCCACGTCTGCCGAGTCTTTCATCTCTTCGCCCGTGAATGGATTCTTGCCTCCGAGGGTCTCGATAATGGCTTGCTCTCTCGCCGCTTTTAATTCTTGCTTGCGTTCTGCCTCACGCCTACGGCGAGCATTTTCGGAGTTTTGCTCACGAGATTGAGGAGGCTCTTCCTTCTTCGGAGGTTGAGGCTTCTGCTCTCCACCTTGTTCCGAAGTATCGGTGAACTCCACTTCGTTTTCTTTCTCCGATTCTTGTTGGTTGGCGTCAGCGTTCCCGTCAACCGAAGGATTGTTCTCCTCCTCATTTGTTTGCGCTGTTTTGAGTTCTTCTGGCATAGGTTTCTCCTTTGGATTTTTCCGCTATTCCGTGCGTAAGATTTTTGTATAGCATAGGTCGAAGCCTATTTGCTATCTTTGTTTGTAGGTCGTTTGACCTCTTTCCCGTAATTCGGGCAATTCTTATTCCGGCACACTTGAATCTTCAAATCTCCGATTCTCTTGACCGTTGCCGCCGTTTTGCATTTAGGGCATAACATTTTGAATACCTCCTTGACTTGCGAGAGCCGTTGCAAAGTCCGTTGCGTCTTGCCTTGTCTCGGCTATCGCTTGATTGCCGAGGTTGATTTGCTCGTTCGCTTGGCTTAACTTCGCCTTGGATTCTACATAGAGATTGGCGAGAAGCGTTTTGAGGTGGTTATTCTCTTGAATGAGAGAAACTACCTTGTCTACCGTCTCCTTTTGCTGTTGAATCACCTTGGACGATTCCGCTAATTGTTCGCCTAATTGTTGCACTTGTTGAGTGAGTTGTTGTACTTGACTTTGCTCGTCCTCTTCAATTCCTTTGAGAATCTCCGTGCGGTTGGAGAGAGCGTCCTTCGGATATGCCTTCAAGTAGGTTTTCATCGAGATTAGACCTTTACCGAGAAGCGTATCAAGAGCATTTATATCGCCAGCCGCACTCGACTTCGTTCCGGCGGTTGTCTCTACCACCACCTCGAAGTCAATGGATTGATAATCGGCGCTATTGAATACGTCCGTCAATTCAACCTCTTCCTCTTGGGGCTTGCCCGTACTATCGAGAATCGGTTGCCCTTGCGAGTCAACCTTGGGAGCGTTTTGCTCGTATGTAAACTCTTTCTCCGTGTAGTACAGTTTGAAGAATTGTGCAAGGATTTTCCCTTGCTTTTCCTTCACAAGCCAAAAGGCGTCTTTGAGTTCCTCTACCGGTTGTTGGGCTTGGGATTGAAGTTGAGCAATGGCGGCACCGGACATACTCGCCCCAAGAGTCTCGCCGGTCATAACCTCGGTAGAGCCGGTCATTACTCTCGTTAATTGAGTTAAGGTATCGATGAGTTGAAGCGGTTGCGATTGCATTGCTTGTTCGGTCATCTTGCGGATTCCGTTACCGGTAAGCGAATAATCAACGAGGACTTGACCCGGCTCGTTATTTATCACTTGACCTTTGAGAGCGTTGGGGTGAACGATATACTTGCCCCAAGCGACCTCTTGTGCGTTCAAGAGACTCATTGCAAGGTTGAAGTTTATTGCCTTTTGGTTGGGAATGATTCCCTCCACTTCCCCAAGCCCATAAATGGACTTCTCTCGGATTTCGTAGTTCCCTACGACTATCGGATAGAGCGAAGCCTTTACCCCTTCGTGAGTCAATTCTTCGCCTTCTCCATTGTCCGGGAGGCTATTGTTGGGAGCGTCCTCCTCGAATCCGAGTTCCTTTGCGGCGGCTTCGAGGTCGGGAGCGAGAGGGAACGGCTTATTTATGACTATCGTCCTCGTTGCCTTCTCGCAATAAACTTCTCCGTCTTTTCGGAAGTATCTTGTAAGCACCGTGCAGAGTTTATTTCCCTCTTGCTCGATTACCCCGTATTTGCTATCCGGCTCATCGGAGACAATCTCTTCCGGGTCAATCCCCTTGTCGCATTTTGCCCTCACGCTCTCCACGTCCTCACGAGAGGCAATGAGAATCCACTTTTGTTTTTGCTCATCGAGTTCAGTAGGATTCGAGAAGAAGATATTGAGTGGGTCGATAATCTCGCACCTCAAACCGCCTTCCTTGATTCCGTTCTTGCCTTTCGCCTCGGAATCCCAATAGTAGTGATAGAAGTACGAGCCTTTCTTTACTCCGTCATCAATCGCCTTCTTATCGAGGGCTTCTTGCCCGATTTCCTTTTGGATATAGGCGGCGAAGTTGTTGAACTTCTCCACGTCTGCCATTTCATCTTCGGCTTTGTAGATGATTTTGACGGGCGTAGCGAGGATTGCACTCTTCTTGTTCCGGCAAATCATTTTGATAATATTGACTACCGGGCGAGGAAGATTTTTGGTATTCTTCGTGGGCGCTGCCCATTGCTTTCCTTCGTAGAAGTTGACGAAGGTCGGAAGGTTTTTGGCGAGACCGCTACTTTGCTGATAGGTCAATCCGTTCTCATAATCTTCCCAAAGAGCCGTAACCTCCGAAACGCTTCCCCTCGCTTCGGTTGCTTGTGTGTTTGGATTAGCCATTCTCTTCCTCCTTTGCTCCGTTTAGCCACTCATCGAGAATTTGAGAGGGAGAGACCGGTGCGTCCTCTTGCGAAGTCCTTGCCGATATGGTTTTCAAGTCCTTTACGCAATCTTTGAGTTCGCTTATTTCCTTTTCAAAGGCGGCGCACTTCTCTTCAAGTGCTTTCATTCGTTTCTTAAATCCGAACATTAGAAGTCCTCCCAATTCATAAATCCATTCCCTTCATCGCTCTCGCTCGTGAAGTTCTCTTCGATGAAGTCATCTTCCTCCACTTCCGCTTCAATCCATAGGTTAGATTGTTGCGAGGAGATAAAGTGTGCAATAGCCTTCGCCATTACCAAGTCATCGTGAGTGCCCTCAATGGCTTCCATTTTGCCATTCTCTTTCTTGACGAAGGTAGTCATCTCTTTAAGCGTCTCAACGTCTACCTCAATCGTAGGGTCTTGTCTCATAAGGAGGACAAGTTCTCCGATGATAATAGGCTTGGTTTTTTTGGTGGTCTCAAATCCCGGAACGGTCTCAACCTTGTCGGAGATTTTATCCACCCTCTCACGCATATAGAGATTCGTGTAGCCGAATTTTTGAATCACCCTTGTCGGGTATCGGCTATAATTCGTCTCTATACCGATGAGTGCGTTGTTGTAGTACATAGCGAGGCAAATCATTTGTTCAGCGTACAAGTCCTCGTCTATGAGTTGCTTCCGAAGAGTTGCAACGGTCTTTCCGTTGGTGTTGTCGATTGCCTTGCCCGTGTAGTAGTCCTCTCCACTCCCAGCGGTATCGCCTCCGAGGACATAAGGGCATTTGGAGACAATCACTCCTTCGCCATTCTTTTTGACCCTCGGCTCTTCGTGAATCGTGATATATCCGTCTCGGCTCTCTACGAACTCTACATTCTTCAAGTGCCATTCGGTATCGACTATATCACCCTTGGAATCTTGTATCGGAGTTGCTACCTTGTCATACTTGAAATAGCCTTTCTTAACGGCTTGCAAGGTGCTTACTCTCGCTAATTGGTTGTTGAGTGCCTCCTTGTCAAAGACACAATCACCGGACGAAACAAAGGCTTCCGTGGGCGTTATAGGATATTCTTGCTTGATAGTGTTCTTATCGAGATAGGAGTCATACTTCTTGCAATACCAAGTGATTTGTTCCTTATCAAGCCCCTTCGCCTTTAATACCTCTATCCTCTCCAAAAGCCAAGGGTCTTTCGTTTCGAGGTATTGATATTCGGTGCTTCGATATTCCGAAGTCCTCCACCACTCATAGAAGAGGTTGTTGCACGATTCGGAATCCCAAAGGTCTTTCGCTTCGTTGAAGCCGTTTGCCGTTGTCTCGTACACCCGGAAGGCGTCCTCGGTCATTGCCTCGCCTATTGACTTTTGGAGGTTGGCAAGACTACACTCATAAAAGGCTACCTCGGAGAAGTGGACGAAGTTCAAGGTGCGTGAGCGTCCTACTTGGTCGGAAGCGGTTGCGATACGCCACGATGAATTGAGTTTATCGAAGAAGAGTTCGTTGACCGAGTTGAACTTCTCCGTGGGCTTTAACTCTTCCGGGAGGCGGTTATATACCACCCTCGCCTTGTCGTTGAATATCGCCCTCGTATTGTCTCCGCTATCGGCAAGTGTGAAGCCAGAGAAGTTCTTTTGCACTATCGCAAAGGCGAGTTGCATTGCCGTGATGAGGCTTGTGAAGCCTTGTTGCCTTCCCTTCAAGATGAAGTAGGGCTTCTTCGTTCCCCATTCCTCAAACTTGGAGATGAAGTCTCTTTGTACTTCGTTAAGGAAGAAAGGAACGGTCTTTTTCTTCTTATCGACTATGTAGAAGGCAACCTCGATGAGAAGATAGGGTTTCGCTTGTACCTCTTTCACAAGGCTATTGTCCGATAGAATCCGAATAGCCGAGGCTCTCACGAGTTCCCGGTCATAGTCTATATCGTGCCTCTCTTCCCATATCCGCTTCCGCTTTGCGATTATATCCGATACCGTCAACATTAGAAATCCTCAAACTTCTTCACGGTGATAGACCCTTCCACAATCGCCGTAGCCTCTTTGTTGGCGAGGGCTTGTTTGTCGTAGAGCGTTCCGAGGACGGTTGCGAGACTCTTGACGTCCTCCACCTTAATCTTGGCGAGTTTCATATAAAGGGCTTGCCTTTGTTGGCTCGTAAGGGTCTTGTAGTCTAATTGACAAATTTCCTCCACGAGTTCATCAAGGGCTTCCTCGTTATCCTTCGCCCTCGTGAGTCTCTTTTCGAGGACGCTTTTGGAGAGGTCGATGAGTCTCCAAGCGTCATTGATGAAGTCCTCTTTCTTTTTTTGGCGAAGTTTGGCGATATTATCTTCGCCACTCTCCTCCGCTTCCTTATCGAAGGCTTCCTTCCAACTCTTAACAGTAGAGCGAGGGAGTCCTAACTCTCTCGCCACAAAGGAGACACTATTATTGACCGTGAGGAGAGCGATAGCCTTCTCTCTTATGTCATCGTTGTATTTTTGACCTTTCGCCATTCGCTCACCTCCTTGAAAAGTCTTATAAGGGAGAATTACAACCTTTTTACGCTACTTATCAACTCTCCGAAGTTTTTCACAACCGCCTCTTCGTCTCCCTTTCTCTCTCTTCTATGGGAGCGAAGGCTTATAGCGGATTCTTATGGGTTTTGGTGGAGTGGGAATGAGTCGAACATTCATCAAGGTCGTTTCGGTAGAATATACACCTTCGAGTCTACAAGCCCTACCATTAGGCTACCACCCCATATAGAGAGGCTTTTCCGCCCCTCTCGATTTTATTGCTTATTTGTGCCGAGGACATTTCTCGCCTTTCTGTCCTCTTTGCGTTTGTTAAGCCACATAAGGGCTTCCTCGATATGCGTGAGGGCGCAAGCGTTCTCTCTCGTTGCGAACTCCCCCTTCTGGAAGCATTGAAGGCGGTGTCTTACGATTTCAAGCAAATCGCCCTCCAAAACGCCGGGAGTGCTTCCCTCTTCTTTTCTCGCTCCGCATTGGAACTGAATCTTCGCAAGGCTTTCGCCGGTATCGGCTCTCTTGACCTCGTAGGTGTGCCTTCCGTTGCCCGGTCCGGGAGTATCTTCATACTCCACCACATTGAGATTGTCCTCTCTTTGGATTCTCAAATCCAACTCTTTGATTTCGCTCATAGCAAATCTCCTTATAAAATCATTAAGAGGATTATCACGGAGATAGAGATTATCAAGTTTATACGGGGGAATCTCGTCATCTCTACCTCCATAATCCTTGGCAGAGGAGGAATGAATCGAACATTCGCATAAGAGAGTCAAAGTCTCTTGCCTTACCGCTTGGCTACTCCTCTATGGTTGCGGAGGACGGATTCGCACCGCCGACCTCTTGTGTATGAGACAAGCGAGATACTTCTTCTCTACTCCGCTATATTGAGGAGGCAAGTTCGCTCTCCGTTGATAGAGCGTTCTCGGCAAAGGGAGCAAGCCTTAATTACCCCTTTCTCCTCCTCACGATACATTATCCCATAAAAAAACCTACTCCGGGCAATAGAGTTTCGGAGTAGGTTGCTATTGAATTTATAATAAAGAAGCGATTTTTTTGATTATGATTGTTATGCGATTTTGGACTCCTTGCGTAGAGAATCCTATATCCCAACCGATTTTATAATAAGCCTTTCCATTGATATATCCGTCAATGATTATTTTCTTATCGAGAGGGTCTAACTTATCGATAGCCGCCATATACTTCTCTTCGAGTGCGGTTGCCCTCGCTATGTAGCCTTGAATGTCAATCCGTTTGAGAAGTTCCTCGATTCGCTTCTTCTCTTCGTCAACCTCTTTGGAAGGAGGAAGTCCAGAGAGATATTCCAATCTCTTCTCGTGCTTATCCTTCATCGTCATAAAGGCTTCTATGGAGTGCGTTACCTTGCGGAGTTGACGAAGGTCTCTTTTGATAATCTCTATATCAACCACCGCCCTCCTCCTTCGGCTTCGGGAGGAACTTAATCCCCATACTCTTCGCCACACATTTTCCCTTGACCTCTATCTCGTACCATACGAGAATAGCCTTTGTCTCCGGGTCTACCGCTCCACGATAGAACAGATTCTTTCCGTCCTTTGCAAGTGCCTTCTTGATTTCCTTCCTCTTCTCTTCGGAATCCGCCGCCCCTTCGGTATCATAACCTTGCTCTTTGAGAAAGTTATAGCCCAACTCATCGATAGCGGCGAAGGCTTCTGGGGGAAGAATATCTAAAATATCCAATTCTTTTTTACTCACTTTGCTGCCTCCTCTAATAATTCAACTACGACATCGAGAGGACGTTCCAAAAGTTGTTTCGCAAATCGTTTAATACTTCCATAACCGCCCTCCACTAAATGTCTCGCTATCCCTACACACTTATCATAAGGGATTGATTTCTCATTTGAGAAATAGATAAAATCCGCTATTTTAGTGTTTTCACTCACGGGTCTATTGTCATTCAATAATGCTTCATTTAGCATA